ATCTAACTCTGATAACGAATCGGATATTTGAGATTGTAATTCTGATAGTGTTTTACCAGAGCGGACTATCAGGCCGCCATTGGCTTCAATCAAGCCTTCGGAAATTAAGCCTTTCAGAAATGATATTAACCCTAAAGCTCTGTCATTTTTTGTTTTACTAATGGAATAACTGATTATCTCCTGAAGAACTCTCTTTGCGGAGAATACATTTTTATCAGAAGGAAGAGTATTGTCATTTTCTCCAATGATGTACACTCTTGTTCCACCTCCTCCGGATGAAGAGCCTGAATAGGTTTGACCTTTATATGTGAGTGACTCCAGTTTACTCTCTATCTCACCTATACGCGAATATGAAGCTGTTTCACCGACTGTATAGATCGGGTGGTCGTAAGGAATATCCAGCGGCCATTCAAAACCTATGATACGGGATTGTCGTCCTTTCGGGAAAAATGCTTTGTTAATCAGGTTTATTTTAGCTCCAACTTCGTATGTACGAATATTGCCCTCATTGTAGATGAAATCAACGTTCATCTCGCAATCGTAGGTAGACGGGTCAATCATGGATTTCTTTACGCATTCCTTTGCCTTTTTGAGTAGATTCTGTTCCGCTTCTGGTAACATCTGCTCTGAAATAAACGCTGTATCAAATCCGTAAAGGATATAAGTGTCAGATACAACAGGATAAAGAATATCATCCGGAAGATACCGGCCATAATCATCATTTCGTGTTATCTCGAATGTAGTTCCGCTATTACCGCTCTCTTTTAGAGAGATAACAAAATCAAGGCCGGCCAGTTTACCTGTCTGGAAAATTAAATGGGGTTCTTGACCATTCAACACAAAATCTTTCGTAAAGTTTTTTAGTCCATTGTCCTTAAATGTGTAAATAAGGTACTTGTTTCCTGTCTTATTGCCGTCACTGTCTTCCTCCTCCTTTTCATCACTGGTGATACTGGATACGGAACCGATATATTTAGGATATTCATCCTCTAATTTAACAATTTCTTCAATAGCTTCTTCTTCCGGCATTTCGACATTATTCGGATTATCATAACGCGAATCTCCGATATAGATACGTTCGCCTGTTGGACTATACCTATAAGCATCTATATAAGGAACATCTTTTGGTAACATAAGACGCTTTTGAACGACACCGTTCAGAGTAAGTTCTTTATCATCTTTACTGAAATAGTTATCAGGAATTTTACCCTTAATGATATTGTTGATAATATATTGGTTACCCATAGAAGCTGTTACCCCTTCCGGCAGACGTATGACATTAGCGTCCCCACCTGTTAGCAAGTCAGGATTATAAACGGCTGAAAAAGTCCTCCCTGAATTTGCTCCGGACAGAAAAGTTACAGAAGTGTCCGCCGATGCGGACAAACATTCAAGCTTAACATTATTTTCTCCACTCCTTCCAATTGTATATACTACCGTTTTCTCTGGATGATTCAGAGAAAAGCTAAATGTAAACAAAAACTTACAATTATTAGCCTTTTCAGGAAGAAAGAAATCAGTGTCACTAAAACTAATAGTAAAACTTGAAACTGAATCATTGAAAGCTTTCTCCTGAATATCCAGTACTTTCTCCACATCTCCTACATAATAGACTAATGATAATTTAGCCTTAAAATTTTCAATGTTTGACGTGAATCGGGTGCTAAAGTATAGTAACATTGAATTGAATGAGATATGGTACTCACTAGCTGGCATGGAAGAAGTAAATACCTCCGTCATAACCTTATATTCTTCCTGTGCTCCCACCATTTCGCCCTCTTCAAATATATTCATACTGATAGGAGATATTCCAGTATGAGAAACGGAAGGAAAGAACCTTATGTTTAACGGTCTTGAGGTATCGGATATATCTCTCCCATTAACCTTCTTAACATCAAATATCAAATCTTTCCGGTAAGTAGCAGGGATGTTTCGTGTAGAACCGAAAGCGTAGATACGGGTAGCATAAGTTGTCTGACTATCGCTGCGTGTCATATTATTGACATTCACATTCTCTGTGTCCGTCAAGTCACCAGCTTTGAAATCAACAGGGGAACTGTATTCACAACGCCCGAAACAAATCTTATGATTCTCTATCCACCATTCACATCCCCACGCTTCCGCCATTTGTGTGAGCGCATCTATTAGATTTACATTGTCATACGTGACTAATTTAGCGGAATTTTCTACCGTATCATCAATTTCCCAAATGAAGTCCTTATCCCTGAATTTATAGCCAAGATATTTCAAGTTATCAAGAAATATATTCAGGTGAACATCTAAAGTGGCTGTGAGATTCCACCCAGCCTCACGGCCGGTTGTTTCAGGTGTGTAGAAAAATCTCTTATTCTTCCATTTCCAGTAATAAGCGTCAAGGCGGAGTTCGTAGTCATAGCCTCCGGTAGTGGTATTATAGGTAGGTTTATACAGGTCTACTACTTCAAATATTCCCAACTCATTGTCTATGTAGTCCCCTAACTTGAAATAGATAGGACTAGCAAGGGAAAACTTTAGAGTTACATAATCTTCCTGCATCAAAAGGAAGTGTCTTTTCGAACCCTCATTGATAGGAGTCGAAAAGCGAATGTTGCCGGATATGTCTTTGATGTCTACTAATTCCATAACACACCAAAGTTCGGAGATAAAAGAAAGAGTACCCAATTTTGGGCACTCGTATATACGACAATGAAATCAATGTCGTAAATTAGGTTCTTAAACTTGGGTTTGGTTCACAAAACTTCATCGAGCATTTACCAGAAGTTCTGTCTAAACTCTGCGCATAGGTGATACTTTTACCTAAATAAATCAAGTGATAAATGTCACTGCTGTTAGCCGGAACCTGAATATCAATCACGCCTTTGTATAATTCTTCAAAAAAAGCCTTTTTCTTTGCTTGATAATCAGATTTAGAATTGCCTTCTATGGTAAAAGAGAGCGTTATTTCCCATTCATCAATTTTGGGATTATTAATTATCACACGTTTTCCATGTTCTAATCGGGATTTATTTTCAATAAATTCTTTCATAGGTAATGATGCACCAAACACATCAAGGAATTTATCTCCCATTCTTACGCCCCAAGTCTTGTAAGCATCTCTACCATTTATTAATAAATCTGCCATAACTATTTATTTTGTTGATAATCCTTTGGTATTGTTTTTTACTTCCGCCATATCCTTCTGCATTTGCTGGATTGGTTTTATTATTGCTCCGGTATTCTCGGAGATTTGAACAAGTTCGAGATATGAACTTGCTATCAAATCACGTGTGTCATCGGCTATCTTTCTCGTTTCCGTATTTATGGAAATAAGTGTATCCGTTTTCATCGTTAGAATATTTAATGATTGGGATTGAGTTATACTTTGATTCTTAATTTCTTCACCGGCGATCTGAAGAGCAGTGAAACGACCGGACACCTCATCTATAGAATCTTGGGTGACCGATGCGGATACTTTCTTTGACGATTCCTGAAAAGTAACAGAAGCATCCCAACCGAAAGACTTAGCCATTTCTTCACGGTCACGCATCATATCATTGACAATCTGCCGATATTGATTTTTCAATGCATTTGCTTCTTCTTCTGTTATTTTCTTATCGCTTTGGGCAGCATCACTCCATTGTTCATAAAGAGCATTTATACGGTCTTGATACTGGCTAGCAACTAGCCCCGCCATGATTGACTTACGCAGATAATCCTCAAAGTTATCACACATATCTTCAAAAGAAGTATCCATATCGGATAACTGATCAATAAACCCATTGTAGAAGGAATCAAAATCAACCCCTGTCATGGCTTGATTAAGAGCATCCCTCAGTTCATTCGCTTCATCTTTACAAGCTACGATGCTATCCAAGTTTTCACGAATTCTGGCATCAATTAAACTCCATGCTTCCGGCATTTGGGACTGAATGAGGAACAATTCATCTCCTGACAAACTATACAAGTCTGTCATGGAGCTTATTGATTTACCTAAGATGTCGCTCATCTGCTCAAAACCACCTATTGCACCAACATTTTTGTTAGAATGCCATTCCGCACTATGAGACTTCCAACTTGCACCGGCACGCCCTGAAGCTGCGGCAATCTTTTGGAGATTGATTACTTTCTTCTCGTAATTATCCATGGCTTGTGTAGCTGCTTGAACAGATGTAAATCCACCACCGAAAACTATATCTTCCTTGCTTTTGTCAATAATACGATCATAGACCTCATTTATTGCTTCAAGCTGTTCCTTTACTCCTTCATAATAAGCGGTACCGTCCGGCCCGAACAAATTACCCATTGCATTGACAAGTTGAGAGACTCCACTTACAGCACTCATGATACCTCCGGCAATATCTCCAGACATTATTTGTCCTACTCCTACTGCCGTTTGCCCAAGACCGGAAAGACCGTCAATAACGTTATTTATTTCATCGTTCAAATCTTCTCCAAATATGGAAGATATATCACTCCCAAACTGTTTGATAGCAGGAGAAAACTCTGTTATAGCTCCCCCTATAGTTGATATGCCCTGGCCGAGCTTCCTTGTATCACCATTAGCATTCTTTATATCATCGATTCCTTTTTTCATATCCGAGAAAAAGGATAACCAAGGGGATTTACCTTTAACTTCTTCTTTTAGCCTTTTTATGGCATCCGTTATATCCTTGATATTGATTGTCCCATTCTCAAGATTTGCGATATCCTTGTCTGTGAAACCTACTGATTCTAAATTGATAAGAGATACTGACTCATCCGTTCCAGACATATACTTGATTAACAATTCATACTTATCAATAATATCTTGAATAGATGATACACTCTTTTCACTTGCATCTTCAAACAAATCAGCCATGACATGAATAGATTTCCCGAACTGTTCGTCCAGCTGATCTATTGCTTGATTCTTCTCAGCAATTTTAGTAGCTCTTTCAGCACTATGTTCTTCCAATTTAGCTATTTCATCATCATACTTCTGAATAAGATTCTTCCGTTTCTCTTGATAATTACCAAATTGGATAAAATATTCCTGCCATGCTTTCCGGTCGGATTCTAACTTTTCCTTGTTTGTTTCCGATACACTCTTCTGATATGCCTTGAAAGCGTTTTCTTCCGATATGGATAATTGGGATTCCTGCTCACTTGTCAACTTCCCTTTTTGTGTCTTCTCCCATTCAGTGCGCTGCTTCTCTATGGCATCAAGCTCCTTCTGATAGTCTAAGTCAATCTGTGATAGTTTTTTCTGTGTTCCCTCAGCCATCAGATTGACTTCATCCTGCTGGCTCTTTCTGCGGAGGGAAAGAAGTTGCTCGGCAAGCTGTTCTTGTTGCTTTCGTTTCTTTTCTGCTTCTTTTTTTGCTTGGTTTTCTTGTTTGGAAGACAAATCGTAAACTTTCAGTTCTTTTTCGGCTTCTTTTAGCTTTCTGACATTATCCTTGTAATTATTTACAACAGCGTCATCTATGCCTTTGAAATTTCCAGCATCCATCAATTTCTTTTGAGAAGATGCAATGGAGTTTAAAGCGGTTTCGGCTTCTTTCTTTTGAGTTGTCCAGAATTCCTTGTTTTTAATAACCACTTTCTTATCTACCGCCTCTTTTTGTCTATTAGCCTCTGCCTGTATCTTTTCAATGTCAGCGACCACTTTTTTAGCCGCTTCAAGTTTAGACTTTGCGTCAGATAGTTGAATCTCGTATTGCCCTGAATATGTACCTCTTTTGGAATCAGCGGCTATTAAAGCGTTTATTTTATCAACTTCTTTTTGAGCCAATACGACATTTGTTTTAGCTCCTATAATTTCTCTTCTATCAGAAGCCTTGTTGATTTGTTCTAACAAAGAGAGTTTATCCATTAACTTAATCTTCTCAATATCCATATTTTTGAATACTTCTGGTAGTATTTTTTGAAGTTTCAAATAGGCATCTGTTTTTTTATATTGAGTAGAAGTTTCATCTCTGATTACACTAAGCAATTCATTTATCTTATTTTTTAGATTTTCAGAAGCATTCTTCATTTTCTCCATTGATTCAGCAGCAGAACGAGCTGTCTTTTCAGCATAAGTAGTATGGTCTGCCAATGTATATACAGCAATGCCAAGAGATACGACAGCCATACCAACAGCTACATAAGGATTCATTGCGAGAACCTTGTTGTATGCAGCTTGAGCAACAGTAGCGGCTTTGGTTGCTGTAATTTTAGCCCATATAGATTTCACTGAACCTTGTTCAACAATAGTATTTATCAGTAACCCAGCTCGATAAATACCGTAAATTTCGATAAGAGCCAATATACTCTTACCTATAATGTCGTAGTTCTTAACGATAGTATCGACAGCAGATATACTTCCTGAAATCAAATCTTGATTAGCAAGTCCTATTTCAGCCAAAGCCGTTGTTATCGTATCTTCCAAATTAGACATTTGTCCCTCAATAGTCTTTGCAATAGCTTCCGTAGAGCCTTCAACGCCTTTCATTGAGCCAAATTGTTCAACGGCTTTCATTACAGATTCAACTGTTCGGTCACATTCAACTGCCATATCACGGAACGAAAGCTTAACTTTATTCCCTTCTGTTTGAACACGAACACCGAACTCTTTCCAACGCTCTGGATTATTTATATCAAGTATCGCCTCTGTTAACTGGTCGAAAGGTTTTGCTACGGTATTTGTGAAATCTCCCATTCTTTTCATGGCATCCATCGAAGGAGTTACACCACGATTGACGAACTTTATAAAATCATCCGTCAGCTCATCAAGCTGGAAGTTTGTTTTCGCGGCAAAACTATTTATGTCAGATAGGTATGCTTTCGCCTTATCCGAACTACCATCCAGAGCATTGGTCAAAACAGATTCGTATTTCTGAAACATCCCAGCAGTTGAAACAACATTTGAAGCAACTTGTTTCAACATAGCAATCCCCCCAATAGTAGCAAGCATCTTCTTAAATGATACTCCAACCTCATCATTGGTAGTTATAACAGCCTTGCTCTCATCTTTGAATAAAGCATATTCATCTTTTAGAGCTTTGGTAGATAATCTCGCAAGAGCCTGTTGTGATTGTAATTCACCAAGAGCATACTTTTGTTCTCCTAATGCTGCCTTTGCACGGTTTAATTCATCTGATAAAGATTGTCTTTTAGGGTCGTACTTTCCTAATTTCTTATATTGTTCTGTAAGCATTGAAACATCATTCTGTGTCTCACGTATGATGTCTTTTTGTTTGATGATTTCTTCGGATAAGGAATTGACAGCTTTTTCGCCATCATAAATACCTTTTTTGAAATCATTTTCCATTGTTGCTCCTGCTTTGGCAGCATCATAAATAAGGGTATTCATTTTTTTGCTATTTTCTCCTAACTGAGCATTTAGTTTTTTAAATGTATCAGGAGATTGAGTTGAATCCATAGAAAAAAGTGTTTGTTTCAACTTTTCTATTTCTGTCCTTAATCTTACAACTTCTTGCCAATCCGAAGCCACACGAAATACAAGCTTTCCCATTTCTATTCTTATTTTTTTATTACTTACTACTCAAATTTATCACATATCCTAAATTTAGCTTGCTTATTTTTATACAAATACGCAACAATTGAGGGATTGTGGGAAAATAATTGCAAAGAAAGAACTCGATGGTCTGTTTTAGCATTTCAGAGATTGTAAAAACACGACAATGGAAGAATTATCGTGAAATAGTTTGAAATAATTAAATTTCTCGGTAATTTTGCGTATTATCTAACTAAAAACTACAATTATGGAAGATATGCTCACCTTTACAGGATGGATAGTTATCATCTTTGGTATTCTACAAATCATTCTTTTCTTCAAGGTATGGATTATGACAGATGACGTTAGTAGGATAAAAAAGAACTTAATTGACGGTACAGACGCTTCTCTTGAAGCAGCTAAAAAGGAAATCATATTAGGACATCCTGATAAAGCATTTGAAATTTATAATAAATGTTTTATAAATGACATTGTAATACTGCATAAAGAAACTCGAACTGCTGGTATGAATTCAGAACCTGCAAAAGATGCCTATGAAGCAAAATATCAGGAAAAATGCCAATTATATAAAAAAGAACTATCTAAATTGGGCAACTATTCTATTGATTTTTCACGCTTTGATAATTTTGACAAAATAGATAAAATTATGTCATAACAAATAAAGGGTGAATTTTCACCCCTTATTCACTCTTATCAATACATAAAAGACAAATAGTAATATAACATATTTCCATATAAATTCACCGGATGTTTTCCTCTCTCCTCTACAAACCCTTGAAATTTTACTATTATTTAAACAATTAAGCCTTGCGGCTTCTGATGCGCTATCATAGCCTTTATCTTAGCTTCTCTTTCTTCTTTGAACTTGATAGCATCTTTAGCCCAAGTCCAAGCGAGTTTCAGACATTCGCCAAAGGTTCTACCCATTCTTGAATTACTTCTGTAGAATCTATGAGCGTCTTTCATGATTTGAGATAAATTGTAGCGTTTCATAATTGTATGTTTTAAAAGCAAATTATATTTATTTGTATAACCCTATCTGATTAACACGACAAAATATACAATTTTGTATAATTACAAAACAAAAGTGTATAATCCATTTATAAATTAACATAAATTACACAAACAGATATACAAATATGTATAATTGAACGTATCTTTGCATTCAAGAAACCAATTATACATATTTATATATGAAATATAGAATACAAGACATTTGCAAGGAGAAAGGAATCCTTATGAAAGACCTTGCTGAAAAAATGGGGAGAACTCCCGAAAGTCTTAGCCGTTCCTTAAATAATGGAACGACAACAAAGATGCTTGAAGAAATAGCAGCAACTTTAGGAGTCAAAGTAGTTGAACTAATTGAAGGCTATCCGACACAATCTTCTTCAGAAGAAGTAGTAGGAGCCGTCCGGATTGGAAACAATACCCATGTTATCAATAGTAAGGAAGATATTAAGAAGCTAGCAGAAAACCTTTAAAATAGAATACTATGGAATGCTTGATTATATTATGCTTATTTTTCATACTTCTCGCAGCTAATGAATACAAGATAAGTTTTTTAAAATCGAATAGAAATGGAATGCTTTATACACGTAAATCTTTCAATTTAGGTTTATCATGGTTAATTCCTATTTTAGGTATTATTGGATACATTTTAGCTTACTCTAATAGTTTTGGGGAAAACAAAGATCTTAAGGAAGTGGTAATAAAAGTATCAGATGTATTTGTTATTGGTGGATTTGTCGGCTTCTTATCTAATTGCTCTCAGTTCTTCGGAATTTTTAGCAAAGAGTTAGAATGTATTGTCTTCTCCGATAGATTTCTTGAAAGCAGGAAGGATATACCATCAATTTGGAGAAAAACGTCAAAAGCACTATTTAATCAAAAATTTCCTGATATCAGCGAAGAACTTTTTTCTATAATACAAGATTACTATATTTGTAAAGAAGAGTATAGTTATTATGACAACTATAGAATTATCACTGATATAGAATGGTCTGATGATAACAAAAAATTTATAATTGTTAAAGATTATGTAAACTTTGATTTAGTTACAGAAAAGGAGGGAGAAATTAAAATCCCCTTTTCAACTTGGATGAATGGAGTCAAGGGATTAGAAAAAGGAAAAGATTACTATTGCAAATTAGAGTGTAAAATAAACAATATTCTACAATCACCTGTAGTTGAAGAACAGTACCAAAATGAGGATAATGAATATATTGCTAAGCATATAACTAAAATATATAATACCAAAGAAAAGGAGAAATACCAAGTTTCTATTTATAGAGAAAGAAAATATATTTTTGAATTAGATTATGACATTAGTTTCAGAGCTAAATTTATTGTTAAAGATATGACTATTTCATTAAATATTCCCCAAGATATGGAGGCTACTTTTATATGCAGAGGTACCCCGAAAGATTTTATAAAAGTTAAGAATAGCAAAACAACAAAAGAATATTTGTATAAAGGTTTGGTTTTACAAAGACAAGGTTATACATTTGCACTACAAAAAATGACTAATCCTAAAAAACAAGAGCAATGAGAACTATAATTTATGGTGAAACTGAAGGATAAGAGTGAAAACTCAAGTATATAACAATCAAATAAAAGGCGGATTATTCCGCCTTTTATTTTTTCCTACGATTAGCCAATTCCTTACCACTGATTCTATTCACCTTTTGACCACCATATACTGTGTGTAACTTATCTCGTTGCATCATCAACAGATTCCTATAAGGGATAACTTCAAACACTTCTGTATAACTCAGATGAAGCGTGTCAATCAAATGGGCTATCTGCCCGAAGAACGTTGCGTTTCCTACTGTTTCGGTCTTGCTGCCAGCATCGACACGTTCCTCATCGAGCTGACACACTGAAAAGCCGAAATATCCATCATAGAGAAACATATTTCCAAAACTTCTTTGATTTCATCAAAGGTTCCGTTTTCCAAAGCCTTAGTCATATTCTCATTACCACAAATAAAACAGGAGATACCTTTCAGCATATCATCTGTGACTCCGGGAAGTTCCTTGATAGCTTCCATGATGTTGTCACCTGTCATACCAATATTGGAAAAATGATGAATAGCACTACAAATAACCTTGATTGTGGGCGGCTTGATTGTATAAACAACTCCACCTATTTCGACATTCTTAAAATCCAGCCCTAAAAGGGCATCAGAAACTATTTTTGATGCTTGATTCATGATTCTAAATTGAAACAAGGGTGAAGCGAATACCACCACCTCACCCTTGCTGTTTACGATTGTTTTACCTCAAAATGTTACACCGTTGGTATCAAGGCTTTGATAGCTTCCTCTTCGTAATTGTATTCAGAAGAAACTCCTTCGATTCCCGGCTCCTGAACCATTCCGCGTACTGCAATGGCAATTGCTTTGTCCGTATTAGCTTCGCGGGAAATAATACGGCATTTCGGGAAAATAAACCATACATCATCATCAGTCAGACAGAACAATGCTTTGTTGATAACCACTTTATCCAAAGCACGCTTCCAACCCGCATCTTTAGATGTTGCCTGAATAACATCGCCACCCATGAACGCTTTCTTTGTCTTCCAGTCATACTGTCCGATAGAGAAAGTTGGTGACACTTCTCCCGGCACATCATCGTAACGGTAATTCTTTCCTGTTAATTGGTTCTTGTACCCGGTGACAGAGGCTTCCGTTTCCTCAATCTGCCACGTTTCCCCATGTACGTTCAAAACCTCATCTTTCGCTTTGATGGCGGCTTGAATCAAAGTCTTTGCGATTTCGGGGGTAATGTCTGCCGTTACCTTATCAATATCGGCAAACAAGATTCTTTTTATTCCTACTGCTGAAATCATAATCTTATAATTTTACATTTATTACTTCAAATAAAATTCTTACATTCACATAATGACATTTCAAAGCTGTATCCGCTTCCGTGCCAATTGATTCGATAGAGTAACGATAGGTTGTACCGTCATAGGTACTTACTACATCATCAAGCAGCTTGCCAGCCTTTCTTTCAAGTTCGTTAAGCCGGATTGTGTTCGCTTCATTCTCGCTTAAACTGGGTACACATAGATTCACTTCTGCGAAAGATTTCTTCCAATACTTTCCCGGCTGTTGTTTCTTCGTGTGGATAACGATTCTTTCAGAGGTCAATTCACCCGTCAGTGTTTCCCCGTCAGGTACTATGTCTATCCCGAAAGCCTTGCAATCCCGATAGAGAATATTTCCTATGTCGGTGGTTACTATCATTCAAATTCTTCTTTTAATCGTTTCTCCGCATATAAAGCGGCACTACTTAAAACATCAAATCCCTTAGATTCCACGAATGAAGCGTATTCCGCTTCGTTTTTCAGCGTCAAACCGTCTTTATCGACATCGTAATCATTGGACGTTCTCAAAGTGAGTGTATGGTCTTTATAATCGCCATGTTCCTCTGCGTACTTCACGGCTTCATCGCCTACATCAATCATCTTCTTTTCGACCTCCCATTCTCCTTCATCGAAGAAATCATCGACATCTGAAAAATCGAAATCTACATCCATAATTCCGAGTAGTTAAAGTAGTTTGTACTCTTCACTGTATAAACCTCGCCTTGACCTCTTACGTCATCACCATCCATGCAACGGACTTCATCGCCTGCCTTAACAGTGATTCTCTTCTCGCACACCACATGGAAATTCGGACGATATACCTCGCCATTGGTTGATTTAAACTCTTTGGTAGTGTTATCGTCGCAGCGACACTTACATACCTCCTGCCAGTATTCACCACCTGTTCCGGGAATCGGACGCCCAAACTCATCCTTATCCAGCGGTGTAATCACCTTTACTTGCAATATGTGTGGAGCGAATATCATAAAAAAGTCACTTCAGGTTTGTTACTTAATTCGTCTTTCAATCCGTACATCTTGCAGAGAAAAGAGTAATACTGCTTTATCCCTTCAAGATTCCAAGACATAGAGAAACCGCTTTCACTGATTGAAGTGGCACGAAGCAATAGAGAGGGGATGAACTTCGCAATTGCCACAGAGACACGACCGTAGCAATCCTCGTTCATCTCATCCTCTCCGCTTATCTTCGCATTCAGACACATATCCAAAAGGTCAGCCTCCGACAATTGGATGCCGAAGGTTTGGAACTTTTGCAATATGTAGCCGTTTACCGTCATCACTCGATACCTAATGCTTCTTTCAAAGCGGAAGTCTTTTCTTCGTCCAGTTCTCCTGCTTTAGAAAGAAGTGTTCCCTCTCTCATATTTGCAGTTACAGAGACACCGATAGACTTCAATGCTTCTACAACGTCTTTCTTTTCAAACTCCTGTTCGAAGAGAAAAATCCCCTTAGAGGCTTTCTTCTCTTCAATAACTTCGGCAAGTTTGCGTTCCGAAAGGTCTTTCACGCGGGTTTCGTCTTCAAAATCGAGGATTGTACCCGGATTGTACACTTCGCCAGTAAACTTGTCGCGGAAAATATCAATCACTTTAATCTTCATAGAATCCTCCTTATCCCTCCGGGACAGCGTTCATGGTTGATAAATCGAAATTCACAATCTTGTTCGGAGCGGTAAACTCAGGAATCCATTCAGCGGTGTATTCCATGTATCTACCTTCTTCGTCACGATAGTTACATACAGACATCTGGCCTTCAGAAGTATTGTAAAAACGTCCCGGAACGGGATCAGTCATTACATACGGCTTATGGTGGCGCATCTTCATCACCTTATCGGTACGCAACAGAGTGATACGGTCATCTGGATAAATCTGTACGTTCTCGCCTGCCTGATTTTCTACATAATCTTCCTTGATTTCAATTGCCGGAAGACCGATACCTGTAAATACGCTGGATGCCATTTGGTCTGTAACCAATCCGGCATTAACCATAAACTCACGCTCACCAAGAATCATCTTGAACTTATCCCCGAACTCGGAAGCACCTACAATGTTCTTCATAAACGTACCACGAGACATAATCATCTTGGAGAACACACCGTATTTGGCTTTCAATTTCTGAATCTCCTGCTGCAAGTAAGAGATAAATACATTCTTTGCTGAAGCATCAGGAGTAAGGAAGTGGAACGGTAACTCGATGTCCAACAATTCGATGTTTTCCTTATTATCGGCCAAATGAACCTGCGCCTTACCAGTCATCAACAATTCGGGAACGATAATATCCATACGCTTGTGCGGAGCAAGCAGGATTTGGCGGTAATCATCAACGATAAAATCAATGATTTCTTGCAAGATTGTACGCTGGTCGGCAGTATTGGCGGCATTAAACTTATCAATAATATCTTGCAACTGAGACAAGCGTTCAATGTCCATTTGGTAACGGTCGCCCAGATAAGCGATTTCAGTTACACCTTCTCCGAGTGAGCGTCTTTCACGAATGGGCTTCTGGTCATTCTTGCCAAGGATGGAACCGGCAACGACACCTGTAACTGTTCCCAAATAAGTTTTGAAAACACGTTGCTTGGTTTCCAAGAAATCTCCGTATTGCTTCCAATAGATTGTATCCAATCTCAATTGGAGGACACGGTCAATAATCGCTTGAACGATATTAGGATCTGTGAATAAAGTCTGTATAGTCAAATTCATAACTCTACTTTTTAATGATTAATACTCAAACTGGAAACGAGAAGTCAGACCGACCTTATCCAGTTCATGAATAGGAAGAACCAGCTTGCTTTCCTTTACTTCATAAGCCTGCATCAATAGAGTTGGTAAAAATGCTCCTTCTTCCACCTTCTTTGCATCGTAAAGAACGAAGTTAGCAGTATTCTTCTTCACTGTACCACCCACTGCGGTAGCCTCAAAAAGAACCGCATCCTTAGCGATATTTTCTCCGAAAGCCGCTTTGATGGTTAATACATCGTAGGCTTTATTGGACTTGTCAATAGATGCTACTTCCGCACCTTTCTTTCCGCTTCCGATAAACATGCCCACATAAGCCAGAGAATCCTTTGCTATCTTGATAGACAAAGCGGTTTCTCCGGTAGCGTATGCCTCAATAACTCTCACATTACGGACGGGAACGAGTGTCCGTTTCTTTAAGTCCGCTTGTACTGGGGTGAATACAGGAAGAGTAGAACCTACTACGAGGTTGGTAATATCCAACTTCCACGGTCCGCTCTTTCTGACACCCGTTTCTACACGGTAAAACTCTTCCGGCTTGTATTCCGGGGTTAAGTTATACTTAGTACCTGCTGCCATAAATTTTACTTTTTAGATTCAACAATTTCTTTTGTTCCTTCCGAAATCATACCTGCGATAGATTCGTTTTCTTTCTCAATCTTCGTTTCTGCTGATTCGGGAGGGGTTACGCCTTTGAAGCCGTCATTTGCGAACTCCTGTTTCAAGTCCTTGAAATAAACATCCAAGTCCTCATCGTCCTTGATAGCACACCTCTTGGCGTAGTTTTCGGGAATACCATACTCCTTTGCCTTTGCCATAATCTGCTCCTGCCGGGTAGCCTGTAATTTTTCTTGCTTTAAAGCGGAAAGTTCAGTCGAAAGATTCTTATTTGAATCAATCAAAGCTTGTGCCCATGCAGGTACATCATCTTTCTTGTCTTCCGGCTTCGGATTTGGGTTAGGATTGGGATTCTCGATTGGCTTACCGTCTTTAAGGTTATGCTTCTTCTCGTAGTTCTGAACAGAAGTACGGGTAGCATCCCCTGCACGAAAATCACCATAAGAATTTAACACGTCCGAAAAGCTAATACCCTCAACAATAGAGTTTACCTTTGTCTCGTCCGTTACACCCTCTGCCTTTTTAGTGGCAATTCGGGTGAGAATAGCAGCATCCACCCCAGTAAACTTGGTTTGGAGGCCCGCTAAGATTTGTTCTAAAATTGTCATACTGTATGAATTAAAATTTGAGCTTCAATTTGCAGAAGTAAAAATACCACCAATACAGATGATTAGTAAATATTTAAGCTTCCTATTCACGACAATAGAACCATTGTCGTGAATACGGTATAAAAGTAGGAAGTAAGTAAGTGGAAGGGAAATAATTAGATGGTGTAGAATTCACCAAGAAGAGATTGTGAAGAAATAGAATAAAAAAAGCCGTGAACTAATAAAGGAACACGGCTACATTTTGAATTTATAAAAACTTATCTTTGAGACATTAGATACAATTCATCATAAATAACTTCCAGTTTTGAAGTATCAATATAAAACTGGGTTGCATTTTTAGGAAGTCCAAAGCCATCATCATTGCATCCTATAGGATTCCAAATGCAAGAAACACTATCCTCTGAAACTTTCTTTCCGAATTTATTATCTCTAATAAATTCCCATATCATCCGACCAAGTCTATCATTCTTTGTTTTAGACATCAACCCATCTGCCCTCTGATTCTTCCTTATATAAAGGATAAAATCATCATTACCAATCTTTATTTCACTCATAGTATCAAAATGAAATTTATACTTAGTATTATATTTTTCTGTTTAAAATCCAAGCATTGCAGCTGGAGGAATATTCAACACCCGACAAAGAAGTCTTGCTATCTTCAATGTTGGCTCCGAACGTCCAGAAAGATAGTCATTAACACGTGAAGGGCTTATTCCGATCTCACCGGCAAGTTGTTTCTGCGTCATCCCCTTTTCTTCAAGAGATAATTCTATCAATTTCGCAACGGTCGGCTTTTCTATCGGATAATGCTCCTTCTCGTAAGCAATCACTATATCGGACATAACAGTGAGCTCCACTGCATTCTTATCGTTTGCAGGGGTGTTGTCATCAACCAATGGCAAAAGTTCCTCTATTCTCGCCAGTGCAAATTCATATTGTTCTTTCGTTACTTTATTCATATCCTATATCTTAAATGGTTGAACAATCTATTTTATCATAATCTTTATGAGTACCAACCCAGCGAATGAAGACGTACCCAATTGTAAACTTAACAACGACAACCAACCGATAGTTGTTGCCTCTGATATTGAAAACGTAGTGTTGGTTGCCTACATAGTCAGCAGAAAGAAAATCAACCTTTATATCAGACAAATTTTTCCATTCGGCTTTTTCTGTTATATCATACCAACGCTCTAAGGCTATGCGTGAATCTTCATAACCTTTGGTTTCATAGAAATCTTTCAGCTTTTTATGTGATACTATTCTCATACGTTGTTCATTTGATACAAAAGTACTAAATAATTTTGAATTATAAAACTATTATAGCATAAATATTTTATAATATCGAATTATGCACAATAAAAAAGCGGGACTGAAAAGCTCCGCTATCTATTCACAATTAACCAAAAGTCATTCTTTTGTAGCAGGAATCACCTTTTCATTTTTCAAACTCTGTTCTTCCTCGATTTCTTTCAACTCTTCATCAATTCTATCAGCATTTCCAGCAAACATAATCCCCTCACGCCTGGACCATACTCCACCACTGACGGCAGAAACAGCGGTAGTAACCTTGTCATTTAAGTCATCAATCATAAAAGGAACCAAGTCTGTCTCGATATCAATCGTCTGTGATGCCTTATTGAACTCAGTTGGATTAATCGCTCCTAAAGCAGAAACAAGGAAATTAACCCTTCGTTGCAGAAACTCCCCTATCACTTCCGCATGATTACTTACGCTCATATGCGCACCCATAAACATGAAACGAAAAGCGGTGCCGGAAGCCTTGCCAACACCTTTCAAGGTTTCAAAAGAAATACGTGGAGTGTTAGACATATCATAAGCGTTGTTCGTAAGCGTTTCGGCTTCAAAACGAATTGTTTCAGGAACTTGGTTCCACGTCAAGTATTGAGCATCCGCACCATCTTCCAATTTGACTATCCTATCTTTTGTTTTGCCAGCAAATCCGGCTACACTACCGACTAATTTCAGCAACGGGAAGAAATGATAGTCAATACAATCGGCATAGTTGGATAACAGTTTCTCCAACCGGACACGGAAAGTCTTAATCTTTTTGCAATAAGGTTCAGGACGATAAGCGTAGAGAACCGGTAGTTTGGGGAATCCATGAGCAAAAGGCGTTCTTTCTTCATACCCTTTAGACAAATCCCATTGATAAACCATTTTGTCCGTGATAGTCATAAAGCAGATGACTTCCGAATCATCCATGAGCTTCTTCTTGTACTCACGGGAGAAAGCAATCATTTTACCTTCATCATTGAAGAATGGATAGAGTTTATCCCCACGGAACGGAGACCATAATACGCTTTTCAGCTTCTTGGTAGGTTTTACCTTGCCTCCGAATGTAGTCTTTACTTTCTTCCAGAACTTCGCCCAGAACGAATCATCATCGGTTACGTACCAATATTCCGCTACTTCCTGCTCAGATAACCAGGCACGAACAATCTTCTTGTTCTGATATTTGATTTTATTAGACTTGAATACTGCCTTTACCGCATCCAGCAGCTTCTTTTCATCATCATCAGTCGGAGTGCAATCCATAGATGGTTCTGTGCCGACTGTGAAAGCTGTTTGGATGTTCACTATATCCTGTTCCAAAGGAATAGAGATACGGTTCACCGGTTCAGTCTTATACTTTGCTTCGATTTCATAAGTCTTACCAGTTTTTTCATCGAAAACCTTTTCCGCTTCCTTTTCAAGAACTTTTCTGTCCGGGTACTTTTCTTTATCCACCATGATTTCATGGCGTTCCGGATTCCAATCGTCCCATAATTTACAACGGTCGGGAAGTTCGGTCTTCCTACCTTTCTTCAGGTAGTTTATCTTCTGCCCAATGTCAGGCAATGCTAATATTTCTTCTAAATTCAATGGCATAGTTTATATTTTTAATGCGTGAATATTCCTGTTAAATCTCTTGGTTTTAGAATCTTGCCAAGCAAACAGCCTAATACATAGTACCTCATGGCATCCATAAGGTGATTATCTTTATCTACTGGCTCGTTGATATAATTCCCATCCTTGTCCTTATCCCACACGTAGGTTCTTAATTCCTTCATAAGGTTGTAAGAGCGTTCCGTTACATACAAATCCATAGAGAGAATTTTATCTATTCCTGCCTTGATTGATGGCCCCGACTTATCTACGCCATAAATATTCACGCCACGAAGTTTGATTTCATCCACAAGTCGAGGATCAGCGGATTCTGCAAACACTTTCAAACCATAAGGACGTACTTTGTCAGCAAGCGCATTTGTGAGCATTCCCGATTGATAACATAGTTCATCGACATACAAGGCATTATCTACAATACCACACTTCACGGCTGCTGAAACGTCTGTTGTGTACCCGAAGTCCTGCCCGATAGCTACTTTCTTCGCCCATTGGGGGAACTCCTTCACAATGCCCCATTTCTTGAATACGGCACCTTCAGCAACATCTGCCCAACGGCCGATAACCACATGAGCATACTTTTCAGGATTATTTGCTTTCATATCCTCCACTTCTTTCAAGAACTCCGGTGATAAGTTATCCAAATTATCAAAATACGTGGTATGGATATGAAGTACATTCGGATGAGTAGAAATCTGTACCTGCACACCGTCAACCTCTACCAGTTTATGGGTTTTCTCAATATACTTTTTGTAGATGAAATGATTGGAATCGCACGGATTCATTATGATGATAATCCGGTTCTGAATCCCTTTCTTACGGATAGAGAGCATTATCTTGTCGAATTCTTCTTCATTTGTCCACTCTTCCGCTTCATCGCAGACGAAAGTAGTGATACCCTGGATGGATTTTAGTTTCGCAGTTTGGTTTCCTGATGAAGTTTTGATACCTCGGAACATGATACGGCTCTTAGTCATTTTATTGACTATATCCGTCTTGGTGGTCTTGAAATACTTGGTCGTTCCGTCAAGGTCTATTTTTTCCATCATCTCGGGGATGATAGACATACCAGCGGAAACCATCGTATAACGGGTGTAAAGAATTTGATGGACTATCTTCTCTACAGGAGTCATTTCAAAAGTCAACCGTTCAATAAAGGTGGAAGCATTGAAAGATTTTCCCGAACCACGCCCACCAGTGATAAGAATTATAAATTTTTCCTTATCCTCGTATAATGGATGGTAAATTTCTTGAGGTACTATCATTTCAGCTTGTCTTTAATCCAAGAATCAATGTTGATACCGTGTTCTATGTCTGTTGGAATATCAGCATCTTCATCCTGTTTGCGTTCAACCTTTCTCCAGTCCTCATCGTAATGGTATAGCCAAGTCATTTGAGCACTCAAATTGGGAGCTAGCTCACCTTCTACAACTTGTACTTCTTCTTCGCCTGTCAGATTGCCATCTCTATCCCGTAACTTCCGAACTGTGGTATTCTTAGTTTTTATGCCACCAAGAGCCATTGCAAGAAATTTGGCGCGCACAAGGGAGTTTATCGCACAACGCGCGCGTGAGAGGGCATCACTTAATTCACTGTACGCACTTTTCTTCTCACTAAACTTTTGCGGTGACAATCCGATAGCGTGAGCGATTTCCTTGTCAGTGAATCCCTTTTTGGCATACGATTCCACGAGAGAAAGAAAGTCCTCGCTTGTGTAGTCAAACTTTGGCTTTCTTCCTCCTTTACCTTTTCTATTTTGAGATTCACTATTGCTCATAATTAATTATCCGTTTGCCAATCCTCTACTTACAGTTGTATATCCACGTTGCTTTCGCCAATAAGGAAGTGACAACACAGACGCATCTACCCCTAAGTTTCGTGCCAAATTCTTACCTGTGTTTCTTGCTGCGTTCATGATTCGCGAATTATTTGCTTCTCCTGGATATGCTCTTTTTAATCTTCTTACAGTACCAAGTATTTCGTTAAAACTTCTTTGTCTTCTTCTGACTCAGCTTTCCTCCCAATAATTAATCTATTTTTTCTACTTGTTCATCGAACACTTCTCCTTTTATGAACTTCATATCAGGGTCATACCCGAACCTTTCGCAGAATGCGGCTTTAGCTTCATAGGTATCAAAGGACAACACCACATAGGCATCCATGTTCTCGGCTTGCTTCTGTGCGTTTTCTTTCACCTGATGCTTGACCTCTTTCATGTGGGCAACCTTTTCGGCACGTTCCAACTGCTTGGCGGCTTTATCGGCTTCTTTCTGTTCGGAAACTGGGACCATCATATCAGACAAAGCATCCGCAATAGAGTTTTCTTCTTCGGTCTGCAAAAGATAGTCGACACCAATCATATTCAAGTCTGCATCGGTCAGACCTGCATCTTTCCAGTCAATATCAGGAACAATACGGGCAAGAGCGTCAAAATCCCATGTACCTTGTGCATTCGGGTTGTTCATTAGAATGTTTAACTCCTTTTCCTGCTGCTCGTCCACGTCTATGACATCAACACGAATGCGGTAGTCGCTATCGGGAAACTTTTGCAATTCGTCCATGACAGACAAACGCTGGTGCCCGCTGACTACGGTAAGCCCGGTACGCTTATTCACAACTATTCCACCTACCAATCCGAATTTCTTGATGCCACGTTTCAGTGTCTTACGTGATTCATCGGATAGTTTTCGGGGATTATAATCCGCAAAGTGAATGGCAGAACGATTAAGTTCCACCGATTCACTCTTTATGTATTTACTTAGTTCCATATCATCCATTAGTTAACCCCAAACGTGAACGCATTGCATTTACTGCGGCTCTATTTCCTTGTCTTTGATAAATAGGAAGCAATGCACCTGCATTTGCACGAAGTATTCTACCTTGTCTATTTATGCCACCACGTGATACATTTTGATTATTAGCATCAAGAGCACGCATCGTTTGTCTTCCTATTTCTTCTGCTGTTTTTGTTCTTTTTCTGACTCAGCAATCCTCCTTATTAATTTTGTTGATTATGATACTCCCAAAGCACTCTTTCAGCCATTGGGAAAACTTTGTAAATTCCCTGTAAGTCCTGTGGGTAATTCTTCTCCATCCAAAGCATACAGTCAAGATTAAAACCGACACCCGAACTGGCTTTCAATGAATATCTAACTGGTTCGGGTAAGTTGTGTTGCTTCATGTAAGCAAGAATATCCTTTTGTGTCCAATCAGCCAAAGGATAAACCATACCCTTATTCTCGTAACCGTTTGCCTCATATCCTTTCAGCATCAGCCTACGATTCATGCCGTCGGCTTTCTTCATACCTAAGAATGTATAGTACAATCCGTATTTAAGCTGCATAGCCTTTACCACATCTGCCAACTTCAATAGTTTCACTTTCGGATTAGGCACGCAATACATACCTCCACGAAGAATATAAGTTAAGTTCCAATGTGGTACCTGAACAAACTCTATCTTCGGATACTTGGCTTTAGTCCAGTTTATCCAACGGTTAATATGTTCCAAATTCTTGACAAAGTACATAAACACACAAACAATCCGGTCAAACTTCGGATAGATTAAATCAAGCAGAACAAGCGAATCTTTACCAAGTGATAAAAACAGTAAAGCCTCATTCGATTTTACCCGAATGAGGTCTATATATTGGCTCGCTTGTTCTACTTTGTTCATAGCTAGCCACCACTTAAACCAAATGAAGTACGAAGGTCACTATAACGCTGTCTGCGTGACCCCAACTGTGATGTACCAGCTTCACCGCCACGTCTGGCAACCAATCTACCACCAGCCCCTGCACCGTTCATATTTCTGCGAGGCCCGGCTACTCTGTTAATTCTTCTTGCGACTCTGCTTTCTAATTTTAAAAGTTGAACAATTAGTCTATATGTTTCTCTAATATCTTACCCAAGGTATAATCCATTTGGGCTGCGAGATATTCTTCACCTTGATGTTCGTAAACAATATCATTACCGTTTTTATCTGTGAGAATAACAGCTTCTGCTGCTTTCACTTCAACGATAATATAAGGACGTTTACCTGTATATGCACCTGTCAGAAGCTTGATTGCATCGTACTTGATAGGCTTCAATTCTACCTCACCTTCTTCAGGCAGTTCTGCATCAGCCGGATATTCTTTACCGCCACATAGGTAAGCGATATACTTCTTAGCGTTGGTTGGTCTGATTTCACGGTATTCGTGGGTTTTCTTGCCTGCCAAGATTTCATCGAAATACTTCTGTTTGATGCTTAATGTAAGAATGTTCATAATCGTGTCAAATTTAAATTAATACTCAATAGTTGCGGAAACAGGACTCGAACCTGTGACCACCGCCAAGTCAAAGCGGTAAGCTAACCAACTGCTCCATTCCGCGATAGTACCCCAAAGGTACTACCACAACCAAAGATAACGAAATATCTTCAATCGTTATACACGACAATCGGCTTATTGTCGTGAACTAAGCCATTTGTCCCGTCTTTCTCTACACGCCTCTAAGGTAGGCGCACAACAAGCAAAGAGTTCACCACTTTCAGTACGGTAGTCGTACTGGTACATTCTCACTCTTTTACCTCTCAACCTGGTGTTGTAGGTAGTGTAATTCTCTTTACCGGACTGGCATACGCTGCAACCGTTTACATTTATTGAGTTCATAATTCAAGTAATTGTTTCGTTTTATCCACGTCTACAAAACTCGTCCACCCTGCTTTATGCAGCTTTATAGCTGCCTCTCTGATTGTGATTTTGCCACTCTTGACACTTTCTTTCAAAGATTCTAATACATTCTTCATTCTTAATTCATTTTTACGTTCAATCTTTCTTCACTCGTATAAGCCACTACAAGCCCAGTTTCATCATGCTGTATGGTGATGTACTTTTCACCCCTCTCTATGGTGGTAAAATCGCACATACTACATAACTTACCCAATACTTTGCCCAATTGCTTCATCAGTGGGGCTTCGGGGCTGATAACTAAAACTAAATCCGCTTCCATAATCGTGTGTATTGTGGTAGCCCAAAGGCTACCGGATTAAAACTTATGCTATTTCTATGCTTATTATATCCAAAATATTGTCAGTAATCATGCTATTTACGCTTAATTGGGCAGACTGAATATTGTTATCAACCATCCATCTTTTCGCACGATTAACAGCGGTTTTCTTACTACTGCCGTCCGGTATCAATGCACCCAAATCATTATAATCATCATCTAACAGTTCAAAACAATATCGCTTCATAATCTTCTATATTACGCAGGGCTTTCGCCCTGTCGGTTAAACTTATAATATTGTAATCTCTTTATTGCCTATCTCTGTATCTACATTCAGAACCTCATATTTTTGAGCCTTGCAGTTATAAACAACTTCACAGGTATTGAAGCCTCTGCCATCTTCTCTTTGGTCATAAACAGTATCTATATGCTGATACATTTTATTGCCTAACATGAAGTTTATTTTGCCTGATGTACAGAAGTAGAATGCTACTGCATACTTCAATGTTTTCTTTTCATCAATCTTCTTTGTTGCCATGATCGTATATTTAAGCGTTAATACCAATTGCGTTTCTCATAAAGTCACTTGCTTGCTCTACTGACATACCCAGCTTCTTTTGAATCAGAAGAAGCATACAGCTAACTTGTTCTTTGGTATTCAAGTTGCCTTGTGCAAACTCTGACATGATGAACTTCTCTATTGTTCTTTGTTTAATTACTGATGTTGCCATAATCGTATATCTTTTAATTGTTATTACTTCGTTTCTGATGATGCAAAGATAGTATCATTTATAATACAAAATACTATTTATGTGTTAACAAATTATAAAATATAGTATTATCTATAATACATACTAATAAATAAGTATTTTTGCATTATGGAAGCAAAAGGAGTAATACATTTGGAAATTAAGGCGACCGGGCTACATAGATACTTCGGTTCTCCATCGGCTATGTATGATAATTATACAAGCCAAGAACTCGGAATAGCCCGACAGTCACTTCTTAACTACTGGCAAAAGACGGAAGAACCTTATGAGAATGCTATTTGCGTAATCAGAAAAGGAGAATTAGAACGAAAAACTAAAAATAAGAAAGGAGATATAAATGAGACAAATTACATTAATCCAGGGTGAAAAAGGTTCGGGTAAATCTAAATTTATTCACGAAAAACTCAAAGAAATAGAATCGGAAGTCGAAGTTATAGAAACTGTTAATAAGGGGGATTGGAATACCGAAATCTACATTGTCAGAAATAAAAATTCCAACGACATTATTATCCTAAATTCCGGCTCAGATATGAAGTGTATTATTAGCGCATTTGGAGCTGTTTTAAGTAAATACCCAACAGTTGCATCTATATTCACAGCTATTAGACCTTACAATAATAACCCCAAGTTGCATACTTGGATGAAATCAGAACTTCATATAACTGAGCAAGATAAAGTCACTACTATTGATTTAGATAAGCCGGAGCACTAAGCCCCGGCTCATTAATTGATTAGGCCTTTGAATTTCAACCGATTTACGATTTCGGTGTAAAGATACTCTATATCCCCACTAAAATCCCCATAATTCTGATACAGAAACACGACATCTGCACAGTTGTCGGAAATTGTACTTTTGGACTGAATCCCCAATACTCTTGACATCTCTTCGCGTAACCCAGCTGTCATTTTCCCACCGGCAAGCGAGCTAGGAGAAAACAGGTACAGGATAATGAAAATGAACTTCTTCCGCTGGGTAACACTGTCAATATTCGGTGGACATCCTCTCTCATTCAGTAACTCAACAAATATTTTATAGATTTCATGAATAAGGCTTTTATCTTTCAAAATCGAGGCAGTCAAGGTGTTTTCTTCCTCTGAAAGTTCTGATTTCTCGATACGAATCTTTTTAAGACGAATTATTTTATTAAAATCCAGCGCCATAACACGATTATTTAAAAAGTAAATAGTATATTTGCATCATAATCGTGTAAGATTTGGGAGAATTAATGCTTGGTCGTGCTCGCAGATTCTCCCCTTTCTATTTTAAAGGATCAATTATTTATTCTCTGTCTTCTATTTTTCTTTTAAGATTACTGTATTCATTCTCAATACACTTGCTTGTCTTGGCTGCATCTTCGTAACGTTCAGACTCTATCAGTATTCTTTTTATCTCTTCAAGCAATGATTGATGTATACGATGTCATTGCGATCCGTTACGTGCTGAATATAACTTTTGATGCCATTCAGCTTGTCCTCCATGCGTCTGTGCCATTTGCTTATCAAAATTACAACAATGGCAACGGTTGTGGCATTGAGGATGAATAACGCTATTTTAAGTATTAATTCTGCTATTTCGCTTATTGGCATGGCTATTCCTCCTTCTTTAATTCCTCAATAAGAGCATCAGCAAATATAACTGCGGCACGTGCAATATTAGTTTGAATTTGTCTTTGACCATGCTCTGCTCCCTCACATAAAACCTGATGATAGAAATCTTCATTTGACATTATTGCAGTAACTGTTTCCTTTGCTATTTCATAGCGTCTCTGTTCCCAATCAATTGCTGAATTTCCAATATTCAAAAAATCAAGGTCACATTCTCTGAAAATCATATTATCGCATACATATAAATTATCATCACTATGTTGCGCATTTATATTGAATTTCGGAATTACGTCTATTAAAACTCCAGTTGCTTTTACTCTTGCTTTCATAACTGATTAATTTTAATATATCCGTTTTCAATACACCAGCAAAGCATCTCGTAGGCTGCGTCAATTAATGAATCTGATTTAAACTCTTTATAGTAATCAAATTCATCAGACATTGAATAGTATATAGACCATACATCACAATCATAAGTGGATATTGTAAGATAATAAGTATCTGTAACTATCTTAATTTCTTTCGGCAGTAATTCTATTATGTCCTGAAAGGTATAAGTAGGGACTATTTCCCAAAATGTACTATCTCTTTTTTGATTAATTACATCTTCATATATTTCAAGTTCCCATTCTTCCTTTATATTGCCATAAAAACAGCAATAACACATACTTGCATCACTTGTGTCCAATCTAAGTTCCTGTAAATGTTTCATCTGTTCGACTGATAATACCTGTTTTGATTTCATAATTCATCCTCCAATTTTCACTGTTATTTGATTTTTAAAAATATCATTATCCTATACCACAATAGTAGATAGCCCTCCCAATAGTCACTAAATCTAAAGTAGTACCAGCTCATTTGTATATACCATATTGGCAGGTAAACAAAAAATAAGGCTAACCATAAAGGGGTAAGCAACAATCTGATTATTAATCTAAGTTTAGCCATAATCAATCTCCTTTCTCTTTAATCCGTTCTAGTACATCTCTGTTGGCTTCGAGTATTTCATCGAAAGACGGGATTGGCATCCAATGGGTAATGCCTAATCTTTCTTTATTAACATTTGCCCCGGTTTCCCATTCACCCAAAGATGAAAGCTGGCAAATAAGGAAGCCATAAGCCCCTCTTGTCAGAACCACGGTATTATTTTCTGGCAACCGTTCCTCAACGCTTATCCACGGGGATTGCTTTGCCTGCCATTCTGCACCAGATTTGAATCCAGATTTATAAATAGTTTGTCTAACGATATTATATCCTTCAGCCCCCTTTTGGGATGCTTCTTCTAATGTCTGTTTCATATTACTCTGTTTTACGATTTTCTCTTAATATTTCTTCCCGTGCATTTTTTCACGGAGTTCGTTATACTTCATTTTCTGCTCGATGTGCCAGAGCAAATCAATATCAAGTATATCCGACAATACGAATACTTGTGTAATCGCATAATTAACCTGCTCTTCCAATGAGTATTTATAGTTCATTATGTCTTTTACGATGGCATAGATGTTTTCCGTGAAAGTCTTTTTCTTGGATACTACATTGACAAGTGCAAACCTGTTAAGATTCAGATTTCGCAATCCAGCCAAATCCAGTAAGCGGATTACAGCATCGGCAAGCTCCTCTTCAACGCTTCCTTTGATATAATTATCAAATATAACCTTGCAGAACTTCACATTTTGTATGAGTTCATAGGTCTCTTTCGCATCTTTATTGAATTGTTTTCCTTTCCTATCTGCCTCCACAGCCTCCATTAGCTCCGATATTATTAGGCAAAGACAATGTTCATTGCTCAACTCCTGATCGTGAAATCCGTGCTCACAAGCGTTTTTGTAGGCCATATCACGGAGGGTATTCAAATCTATTTTGCTCATCATATTTATCTTGAATTATTGAAATAGCGATTGCTGGATACGTGATAACACAAATTTATTCGCATCAGCAAAGAACTTTTTTTTAATCTCAAATCCGTATGCCCTGCGTCCCAACTGGGCAGCAGCTAATAAGGTAGAACCGCTTCCGGCGCATGGATCAATAACGACATCACCTTTGTCGGTGAATATCTCTATCAGTCTACGAAGCAAAGGAACCGGTTTTTGCGTGCTATGAACCTTCGGAGTTTCATTGTCCACCACCCAATCAAAGCAATTGAAGATCATCCGACCATCGTTGTTAAACTTTGGAAGTTTATCGCGGTAAAGCAACAATCCATATTCACAATTGCCGACTATCTTCATATTGGCTTTCAAAACTTGCGCTGAAAAGTTCTTTCTAAATACAAGATTGATGTAATTATTCAGCCCATATCTTTTACCCAGTTCAATATACCGGAACTGGTCTTCAAATTCACAAAAAATTATCATGCAAGGCGCCTTGCCTTTTTCTTTGGGTTCCTTTACAAGCATCTGGGAGCAGAAGTGCATAAACTCGGCAGGACGAAAATCTTTATCGGTATCAAAGAATTGTTTGCCGGCCTTATCACTTTCCCCGTTCTTGTTATCTCCGTCCACATACCATGAAGGGTTAGAAGCATAAGCACTATTGCCTAAATTGTAAGGGACATCAGCTATAATTAGTTGAGCCTTGGGAATGCCATAGACTTTATAATTCTGGAAATGGTCATTATATAGTTCTATTTCTTTCATTTCTATCTAGTTAAGAGTTTAAATTTTCGTATCTAAGTCCGAAGCACAATTTTATCATTATGCGTTGTAGCCAATTCATAGACTTAAAAACGGGAATAACTGATTTTGTGTATTCATGTACCAATTGAGCTACTGCTTTAGGTTGATCAATGAGAAAATGCGTATTATTATCGTTCATAATGTTCCTTTCCTGTTTATTTTACGTTAATCTTCTACTGTTTTAAACAAAGAAACTATCTTAATCCTTCTCTTACACTCACCCAAAGCCTTTGCAGCTTCCATTTGAGCTTGTTGATAATGACAATGCGATTTGTCGAGAATGTCATCAAGCCAATATTTTTTATATTCCTCTGTCCGGTAAGTTAATCTGAAGGTCTCTGTAAACAAAACGTTGTCTATTTCAAATTGAACAAAGAAGTTATCTGTTTTAAGCATAGTTGTTTCTTTATAGTTCGTTGTTTAATTAATCATACCCATTAAGTAGTCTGATATTGCGTAGACTACCAGATAAAATAAGATGTTAACTCCTAGGAGAAGGAGGATGTTTAGCAACACTCTCATAACTAATCCAGCTCCTCACTACTTTTGAAAATATGAGCGAACGTACTTTTTTCGTCTGATAGATTGAGACCAAGTTGTGACGGAAAACGCTTGATGTAATTATAAAATTCAAACATCTTTTTATCATCATCTCCACATCTGTCAATTAACAACCTGATAAACGCAAGAAGACAATCGGAGTCGTTGCCAAAATTTTCCTGAGTGGAGAACTGGGTTTTGTCAACATCTTGTTTTAATTTACGGATAGCGGCTATTGCAGTGTTGAAATTACGTTTTGCATCGTAACGCAGTTCATAGCCTTGTTTACCCATTTCACTTCTCAAGTCATAGAGAAGGGTTTCTACAACATCTGTCAACACATAAGTTAAGTTGAGCGTTGTATTAAGATTTGTTGTTCCTACTAACATGATTTCACTTGTTTCTTATTTGAATGAATCCTCGTTTTTCTGTCTCTCTAAGGAGTTTCATATCTTCTTCCTTGATATTACAAGGAGTCTCACCGTTCACGGTAGTATAGTCCGGGATATTAAACTTATCCCTGATTCTCTTTTTGATTCTTGGTATATCTTTGGGATCAAGATGCCTTGTTTCCCAATAAATGGTAACTCTCATCATTTAAAATGGATTATCGTCTTCCACATCAGCAACACTACTTCCTGATAATGGAACGGAGTCAAGATTATAAAAGCAAGTCGTAGCGGCATTAAACCCACAGATGAACCGTAGCAATCCAATATTTCGACCTTTGGCAATATCAATCATTGCTGTTCCTTTCGTTTCCACATTTGAGAAATCGCTTGGATAGGATTTCTTAGTTACTTCGGGACGATAGATAAGAATGACTACATCGGCAGCTTCTGCTATTTGTCCACTGTCACGAAGCCGTGCCAACGTAGGAACCGGATTCATGGTATCCCTATTCAACTGGGAAAGGGCTATAATCCAGATATCGAGTTCCTTCGCTAAGTTTTTCAACCTTCTTGCCACATCTCCCATCTGCTGTTCCTTATTTGCTCCCTTCATGTTCACATTGAGAATCTGCAAGTAGTCAACTATAGCACCATCAATGCCATATTTCAACTTCATATAGCGAATGGACGAAATGATAGTGTCAATATTGGAAGTACTTCGGTCATCAAAGTAGATATCCTTACCTGATACCTTGCCAATACCTTTGTCAACCGCCTGTAGCTGCGAATCTGTCAAGCGTGAGTACATGATCTGATTGGCAGGGACACCGCTCTCCATAGAAAGAATACGAGCTGTTATCTGCTCTTTCTTCATTTCCATGGAATACATGGCAATTTTAGTTCCTAAATCAGCCGTATTTCGCATCATTGACACTGCCAAACTAGTTTTTCCCATGCTTGTTTCTCCAGCAATAATTATCAAATCCGATTTTTGCAAACCACCCGACTTAGCATCTATCTTTTCAAATCCGGTAGGAGTTCCGGTCATTGGTCTATCACCAGATAGATTTTCATTTATCATGCTATAAACACTTTCAAGCCCATCATTAATGGTCGTGACAGTCGTACTGCTAGATTTGAAAAGAGAAGCAAGCGCATCACTTACAGAATTAGTAACATCAAGAATATCCTCTGCTTCCGAGTAAGAGTTTGAAACGAGATATTGACCTATGACATAGAACTTACGTCTTATGGCCAAGTCATGAAGTCTTGCTGCATACTGATACAAGTCAAAAGTACTGTTAGAAGCAATTTTCATATACTCCACCAGTTCAAACTTCACACCATTGGCAACAAGCTTTCCTTTGACCGTTATCATATCAGGCCTGTTCCCAGATGACACCACTTGAAGAATAGCCTTGTATATCTCCTGATGAAAAGGATTGTAGAAAGATTCTTCCGATAGTAATTCTCTCACTTCTTCAAACGCATTGCGTTGAAGAATAATAGTGCCTAGAACCATTTTCTCGGCATCTTCATCGCGCAATTGTACGTTAGTATCCATATTCTTTCTTTGCCCAGTTTAACACCGTCCGATAAAGGTTGGTGTATCGTTTGCGTAAATCTTTTCGGTTCTCTATCTGTTCGATGACATCAGCAATCTGTTTACCGGTATATTTCTCTTTGAGTTTTAGGAACTCAGCTTCCGTAATTTGAGAAGAGAAGTTTTTAGGGTTACTACAGAAAGGAGCTTTCCGTTTCAACCAATCATTAAATTTTAGAAAATCAAGATTTGAAGGAGCGGGTGAAGAAGCGACAGCTTCTTTCTTATCTCCGTTAGGAGATTCTTTCTTATCTTCCTTTTCCTCTTCCTTTTCCGTCGTCGTGAACACGTCGTTATCACGTGGTGTTGACGTCGTGTTCACGACGTTATCATTTAAAGCTCTATTAATCAAATCTTTTGCTATTTCTTTACCGATATATGACTTATCGTATCTCTTATCAAGGATTTGATGACTACGGAATGTGCGGATAAAGTAGTAGCTTTCTTCTGCGTGAATAATAGGTACTAACATCCGGGCATCCACTAAGGAATCTATCCACTTTTTTATTTCAGATACTCGTAAGTTTTCATCGTAAGGGAATATTTGAGATTTGAGTAATGCAGCATTACCTTTGATAACTCCGAAATCATCAGCGAAGTTCCAACAACCAATAAAGAAAAGGCGGCACGGGATTGGTAATTTACCAATCTTTTCATCTTCCCAAAATTCAGGTTTTATCGTCCTTATTCGTGCCATATAAACATTTAATTAAGTAATACAGATTTATTTCTCCACTTCTCAGGCATTTCGGTATATGTTCAATGTCCTTAACTACTTCTTTTATACTTTTCATATTAGAATCTTACGTTAGTTAATTGTCTACCATTAGAATAAACTGCCCACTTACCGTTACCCCTATCAAACAGTCGTAAGTCCGACACCTCCCCGAAACGTTTGATGTTACCGCATAAATCCACAATCCAACCACATTCTTTAGAAGGATGCGGGCGGATGGCACGACCGACTATCTGATACCACATGGCCAGTGACATCGTAGGACGTGCCATTACGACCGTATCAAGTTCCGGATAGTCAAAGCCGGTGGTTAATACCCCGACATTGGCAACAACAGATATTTCTCCTGCCTTAAAATGCTTGAGAATCATTTCACGAGTGGCTTTTGGAGTATCACCGGATACAATAGCGCAACCAGGTATTGACATCGTTAACCGTTCCGCTTCTTTCAAAAAACGGGTAAAGACCAAAATGCCCTTCCGTTTTCCTCCGGCTTTGGGATTCATCAGCCTTTGGACGATATGAACGAGATAACCGTAGAAGTCTATCCGTTCATATTCTCTTTGGACTGACCTATCTGTATAGTCGGCACCAGTGGTATTTACTTTCAAATTGAGTTCATTCCATCCGGTCGGATTCATCGGGTAGTAGTTCAGCTTCGCCAAGTAGCCCATATCTAATAAGGTTGATACCTGTACATGATAAATGACCTCTGAAAAAACGTGAGGCTTTGTCCGGGTGATAAATTTCAACATAGAGCCGAAATCACGTGAGGAAGATAATCTATAAGGAGTTGCAGTCAAGCCTAGAACCTTACACTTCACCGCATTGAAGAAATCCTTGTACATCCCCTCTTTAGGGTTAACAAGGTGGCATTCGTCCACGATGATGTTCTTGAAGTGGATGAACAGTTCAGGATGGTTCTTCACGCTGCCTATGGTGGCAAATGTTATCCGGCTTATCTCCTTTGAGTTGAAAGAAGCTGAATAGATACTGCAATCAAGAATGCCGTATGAGCAGAGTTTCTTGAAATTCTGCTCGAGTATTTCCTTACTTGGCTGAAACACCAAAGTGTGCCCCTCAAGCCTTGCGGCTATATCCGCTATGATAAGCGACTTTCCGCTGCCCGTAGGTAACACCATAATGGCATTAGTTTTCTTGGTCTTGTTGTTGAAGAAAGAAACGGCAGTATCAGAGGCTTTCTGTTGGTAATCACGTAGTTTGTACATATCTATCTTCTGATTTAATGATAAAAGGGGAATCCTCACTAAGTTTGGAAAGAAATGTCCGGATTATATAAGCCTGTTCCTTACTTAATCCAACCGGAGAGAATGAACCATCATCATTCTTGACCATCATGACAAATGTTCCTGCTTCCAAATCATTCATAACCCTTTCTCCTTTCGTAACTTCTTATTAAGTGCTTTGTAATACTTGATTAGTTGCTCATACTCAAAATCTGACATCTTAGTATTTGATGCAGCTTTCACTTTTAGCAAGTCAAAATACTGTTGTCCGATTTTGGCTATCAAATTCTCACGGTAGCCTTCAAGGTGGTCGGCACGGAAACGGTTGCACGCACGGCATTCGGCATGGCAATTGTTCTCATCAAATCGGGTAGCCAGATGCGTGCGGCTGAAATAGTGACCACAGTCGGCTTGCCCGAACGGTTTTATCTGTCCACATGATATACATCGGAAGAAACCGTTTGGCATACAATCACGAAGCCGGATGAAAAGGGAAAACTCTTTATCGAGTTTCGCTTTCAAATCCGGCTTCTTCTTTACTGTTATCCCTGCTTTATCAAACAAGGGTAAAGGCTTGTCTTTCTTTTTTTTCTTTTGTTTTATGTAATATGGCATAAATATATTATTTTTGCACGCCTCTTTACGAAAGGG